AAACACAACAGCTAGTACGACTTTGGCTTTGGGTCAAAACCAATACACAAACACTTCAGCAACAACCTCAACCTCAAGCGAAGTAGTCACCATTTTTACTCTTAGCGTTAGTTCTACTATTGAATTGCAACACCGTTGCGAATCAACAAAAACAACATCAGGATTTGGTTTGTCTTGTGCTTTTGGTGATAGTGAAATCTATTCGCAAATTATGATACAGAGGATCGCATAATGGCTACCAAGGCAGAAATTGACGCACAGATTGGCAACGCAACGCGCGAACTCGCACCGGGAACCACTTGGAAATATAACGAACCCGGCGACGGCTACTACTGTCTTGAATGGCTTGATGATCCAGCATTGCAACCGACAGAAGCTGCAACAATGGCAAAAGCGACGGAACTCGCAAACAATCCGCCTGCATAATGCGATGGCGGTACTTCATCGGCTACGCGCTACTTATAGCCGTTGTAATGTGGGGATGTTCCAGCTGTGGATACAACGGCTCATACCGTTATCCATGCCAAGACTCCGCTAACTGGAAAAAGCCTGAATGTGAACCACCACTCTGCAATCCATCCGGAACCTGCACTCGAGACCTGATCTATGAAGACACGCCTGAAGCCTGAAGACCTACACGCACGACTGATCGTGTTTGTGGGCGCGCTCATGGCGCTGGTCTTTGCTATTACGGTCATCGGATTCGTGTACGCACTCATGTTCGTGACTCAGCCGATCGGAAAACAAGCACCAAATGACGCTGCTTTCATTGATCTCTTGTCCACGCTCACAGTATTTATGACTGGCACGCTGTCCGGATTAGTTGCCAGCAACGGACTAAAATCAAAACCAAAGGACAAAGGAGCAGAAGATGAAAGCAAGTGACAAAGCCCTATTCGCGTCATACGGTCGCTCGGTGATCGCAGCGGTCATCGCTGTCTATTCAACCGGCAGCGCAGATCCAGCCGACTTCGTCAAAGCAGCCTTTGCTGCACTTGTGCCCGTGCTAATTCGTTATGTGAACCCGAAAGATCTGAGCTTTGGTCGTGGCAGTAGCCAAAGCTAAGCCAGGAGTCCCGAACGCTCGGGATTACATCGGCAACGCTGACGGAGCATCACCAGCTCCTCGAGCCGGCATGAACGAATGGATCAAGCAAGCCATCGCTGCATCGAATGGCGCGCTTTGGAACAACGGATCATGGGGTCAGCGCGACATGCGCGGAAAGCCCGGATCATTGTCAGTCCATGCCACGGGGAGAGCTGTAGATCTTTCGTACCGTAAGAGCGAAAAGAACCCGAAAGCATCACGCAAAGAAGCGCTGGTCTTCATTGACAAGCTTGTCGCCAACGCGAACGATCTTGGTCTTCAGTGCATTCTCGACTATGTAGGTCCGAACGGCAGAGCTTGGAGATGTGACCGCTATGCGTGGAAGGTCTATGACAAGCCAACACTTCATGGCGTGCCGGGCGACTGGTTCCACATTGAGATAACACCACAAGCTGCGGACTCGGTGATCTGGGTCAAAGCTGCATTTCTAAAGGTCTTCGGGGAAATCCCACCAAAAGCTTGACCTATGCCCTAGGGTCGGAGTACCGACGAAAGGCAAGTGATTATGAGCGAACCGCAGATCTTCAATTACTCCGTCTACACAGGAGTCATGGATAACGGACAAGAGATCCTCGTTCAGATCTTCACCGAACCGGACACCGGCAAATACCTACTAGGACAGATTGCATTCAGATCGCATGCTTCATCATGGGGCGTGCCTATACCACTGGAGAAAAAATGAACTATCTAGCAGAGAAATTGATTGGGCTGGTGCTTTGCACAGTATTCGGGATAACGGCTCTCACGGGGGCTCCTAGCGCGTCTAAAGAGCCTTCTGGGACTATCGCCCTAGCGCCGATAAGCGTTGAGCCATACCTTATTGAGCCAACCACGACTACCAGCTCCACGATCTACATTGATCCACACTCGACTGCTTGCGAGCAGTTCTCAGCTCTTGCAATAAACCTCGGCTGGGATCCGGATCAGCGAACCGTTCTCGAGTCCATCATGGCTCGTGAAAGCGGATGCCGACCTAACGCACACAACAAGACACTCAATCGTGACAAGTCACAGGACTACGGCTTGCTGCAGATCAATGATCGATCATGGACAAAATGGCTACAGCGTCAAGGCATCATCAACCACACAGAAGATCTGTTACACGCTCAGACTAACTTGCTCGCTGGATTAGCAATTTACAATTACGGCATGGAGCGTTACGGCTTCGGCTGGGGACCATGGAGCGTAAAGTGAGCGAAGGCGTGGCATTCAATCAAGGTGAACTCACCGAAGAGACTCGAAAGATGGTGCTCGAATCAAGCGCGTCTGCATCACACACGATGGCAATCTTCAATCTGATGGATGACATCATGGCGATTAGCAAGAACCCTCACGCATCAATCATTCGTCGCTTGCGCGCAATGAAGAACCAGCTTTCGCTAAATGAACCGATGCCACTCCACGATGTGACTACACTCGACTTAGCAATCAAAGCGCTAGAGGCGCACTCATAGAAAAGGCATCCGACATGTCCGACCATCAGCCAGAACTATTCCAAATCACCACAGGATTAGGTGGCACTAAATATGTGCCCACTGTCAATCGCAATGTCGTGATCACAGCAAAGAAAGCACATCCAACATCGATCCGCGCTGCAAAGAACGCATTCCCGCGATCAGGATCCAAGCGTCAAAAGATCTACAACGCGATCAAGCTCTTCGGTGGACTTACGGATGAAGAAATTGAACGCACACTTGAGATGTCCGGCAACACTGTCCGTCCTTCGCGTGTCACACTTGTGCGCGACGCTCTAGTCATGGACTCAGGACGCACACGCAAAACCGTCTCAGGCAATGATGCGATCGTCTGGGTAGCTTGCTGATGGGATTCGATCTAAGCAACTACGAGACCGTTGAGCAGCGTCTTGTGCGCTTCTGGACCGCATACCCAGATGCACGCATTGAGACCTGCATGATGAACTACGACGGAGACTCTTGCATCTTCCGCGCTGAGCTGTACAAACACGCTGACGATGCCAAGCCGATGTCAGTTGGCTACGCGCACGAGATCCATTCGGATCGCGGAGTGAACAGCACAAGCTTTGTGGAGAACTGTGAGACCAGCGCAATCGGTCGCGCGATCTCCAACTGCCCAATTCAGTCTCAAGGGAATGGTCCCCGACCTTCTCGTCAAGAGATGGAAAAGGTAGCTCGGCTGGGGGGCAACCTAGCGCCCACAACTGATCGCCCAGCCGGGCAACCATCCACACAAGAACACATCCCACGCGGAGCATTCGCCACACCAAAGCAACTCGGCTACATCAAGAAGCTTGCCAAAGATGCCGGCATGGACGATCTTCGACTCCTGGAGTTGATCCATCGTGAACTCAACGATGACAGCGCAGTTCTTGAACTACTTAAATCACACGAAGCATCCAAGATCATTGAGGTATTGAAATGACACTGCAAGAACTCATCAACGCGATTGAAAGCTTGCAAGCTGTCTATGGCGAATTGCGCGACGAACAAGACAAAGCGAAGCAAAAGATTCGCTGGGCAATCAATCATCTAGCTGACAAGATCTGGTCCGAATCTCTGTGATGAAGTTTGACAAGAACATGAGCGAAGCAGAGCTCAAAGAGGTCGTGATTAGTGTCGCGAAGCGTTACGGCTGGCTAATTCATCATGATCTGCCGGCACAGAACTCTCGAGGACGCTGGCTTACCAATGTTCAAGGCGATGCAGGCTTCCCAGATCTGATCATGCTGCATCCCGTGTCAGGCAAGTTGCTCGCAGTAGAGCTCAAAGCGGAGCGCGGAAAACTCTCACCATTGCAGAAGCGATGGCTCATGGCATTCGATGCCGGCTCACACTTCAATAGCGTCTGGAAACCCTCTGACATGGAGTACATTCTCTACACTCTGAGCAACTTCCAGCTCTAAACAATCGGCTAGTAGCACGACCTAAGCCATTCGCACGGCAGTTGGTGACACTCGGTAACGAGGGTAGACCGACGCGCCCTCAATCATGCAAGACGAAGTGAGCGAGGCAAAGCGTCGGGGTGAACATAATCAGGTGATGAGTGCAAAGGGTACGGGTTAGGGCAACCCCGTGGGTGGAGCATTCATCCCTGTATGTCTTCTCGGTTCGCATAACATACACATACAACAGGCATCACAGACATGGACACACACACATGAGACCGACATCATCAACAAGGACAAGCCACGCAGTGGCGCGTCAGCACAAGCGAAGCGCGTGAGTCATGGCTCGAGGACGCACAACAGATAACACCGAGTACCGCAACAACAGAGCAGCACTACTCAAAGGGCAACCGCTCTGCCATTGGTGTCAGCGCAAAACAGCTGATACTGCTGATCATCTAGTTGAAGTGGATCGCGGTGGTGACAACAGCCTGAGCAACCTTGTGCCGGCATGTCGTGAATGCAACTCAAGAAGAGGAACGCAATACAAAAGCGCGCGCGACCGCCAACGAATCCACGACCGAGCCGAAGCAACACGAACCATCGCACAACGAGAACCGATTCTTTACACAGCATCGTCCTCGCCCCCGAGCCCATCGTTCTTTTTCTCCCCGAACAGCGACGACCAGCCCGAACTGGCGGCGATCGGTCACGACCAGCCGAGACTGGCAACGATCAGCCCGGATCAGCTGGGATCGCATGTCGAGTCTGTGGTGGAGTGGGCTCGCAAGTTCATGCAGATTGAGTTGATGGAATGGCAGATCAATGCTTTGCGCGATCAGTTGGCTTTCGCTGATGATGCCGGCGTTGAGCTTGTCACTCGAACCTCATTGGTGTCTTGTGCGCGCCAACAGGGAAAGTCAGTTGCCCTTAGAGCTCTTTCAGGCTGGTGGCTCACCGAGATGCCAAAGATCCGTGGAGAGAAACAGACAGTGCTTCTGATGGCACACCGACTCGACTCTGCAGCACAGATCTACGAAGAGATCGCTGACATCCTCGAGCAGTACTTTGATGCAAAGCTCACGCGCTCGTATGGTCGTTTAGCTGCAAAACTTCCAGACGGATCCAAGCTTCTAGTCCGATCAGCCAAGCCGAATGCAGCGCACGGTCTGTCCGTGGATCTGGCGCTGGTGGACGAAGTGTGGGGAATTGACGAAGAAGTGATCGATGGTGGTATCACACCAACTATGCGCGCAAGACGGTTCCCTCTTCTCAGCATGTGGTCCACTGCCGGCACAGAAGAATCCAAGGTCATGCAACGCTACCGAGAGATGGGTCTTCGTTTGATTGACACACATCAGCCAACCAACTTCCACTTCCGTGAATGGTCTCCACCACCAGATCTTGATCCGATGGATCCTGTCGCGTGGGCATATGCGAACCCTGCGCTCGGCAAGACGCTAGAGATGTCCACGATTGAGTCAGAAGCACAGCTCCCCGACCGGGCATCATTCCTACGCTCGAGCGTGAACCTATGGATCGCGACCGATCGGTCATGGCTCCCTCAAGGTCTTTGGTCGCAGCTTGTCACTTCTGAGCCACTTCCAGCTGGGGGAGTGGTCGCGGTAGAAGTTGATTTCAACGACTCGCATTACTACGCCACAAGATCAGTGCTTTTGCCGGACGGTCGGATCGGGGTCACGGTCGCGTTCACTTGTGACACACAGACACAGCTCTGGGATCACATCGCCAAGCTCGCCAAAGATCCGAGCATCCAGTTCGCGCTTACACCAACGATTGATCTTCAATGCCCACCATCGATTGAGCGTCGGCGTGTTGTTGTTGGTTACGCGGAGATCTTGAAGTGGACTCCAGCGGTCCAAGGATTGATCCGTGAGCGACAGATCGTGCACACAGGCGAGATGGCATTAGCAGAGCATGTCGTGCGCGCTGTCTCAGTTCGGACACAAGGCTCCATCGCTGTCAGCTCTCAGCGTTCGCCCGGACCGATTGAACTTTGCAGGACAATGATCTTCTCAAGCGCAATCGTTGCCGGCAACAAACACAGCCGAGGGAAGCCACAGCTCGTCGTCGTTGCCAACTAAGATACGCGCGGAGTCGTGCGTCGAGCCTTTCGTCGGAGAAGACCCTGATGCGCGACTCCACCAAAAGCCAACCCATCTATGGAAGAGTAAAGACATGGCATTATTCGAGCGCAAAGTATCTAAAGCTGCAATCTCTGAGCCAGTAGGCAAAGCAGCTGCAGCAGGTGGCGGATACACCGGTCAATCAATGATCGGCGCTTACTACACCTATCAAGAAGGCGAAGCGCGCAATCGCGCGATGAGTGTCCCAGCGATCTCACGCGCACGCGATCTCATGGCATCAGTAATTTCTTGCATGCCGTTGATCATGTACAAAGAAACATGGAACGAACAAACACAAGAAATGGAAACGACTCGTCTCGCTCCGCGCAGCTGGCTCCGTCGCATGTCGCCATCCATTCCGAACTCGACACTGCTTTCGTGGTTATTTGACGATATTTTCTTTTATGGCGTGGGCTATCTTGCGATTACGGCAAGGACTCAAGATGGCTATCCTTCGGAGTTTGAGCGTCTCCCTGCCGGCTCCATCACCCGACGCGACCAATCTGGTCCCGTCTTTTTCGCACCATCTAAAGAGCTTTACTTTCTAGGACAAGAACTCGACTACCGCAATGTCGTGCAATTCATCTCAGGCATTCAAGGCATCATCTACCAATCGCCCGGAGTAGTGAACACAGCGCTCAAGCTGGAAGCCAGTAGGTACAGGAACGCGGAATCGCTGATTCCGTCGGGAGTCCTTCGGCAACTTGGTGGTGAACCCTTGAGTCCTTCTGAGCTCAGCGCAATCGGCGCGCAGTTTGAGTCGGCGCGCAAATTGAACCAGATCGCTGTTCTCAATGAGTTTTTATCGTTTGAACCATCACAAGCAACACCAGACAAAATGCTCCTCATTGACGCTGCAAACTATCAAGCACTCGAATGCGCGCGTCTTACCAATACCCCACCATTCCTTCTCGGATGTTCAGTCGGTTCGTACTCTTATCAGTCATCACAACAAGCACGCGCTGATCTTTACATCTTTGGCGCGAAGGCTTACGCAGAGTGCATCGCCAACACACTCTCAATGGATAATGTGTTACCTAGAGGAACCTATGTCAAGTTCGACGCTGACGAATACCTAGAAGAAAACTATCTTGCCGACAAGATGGAAGAATCAGATATGCCAGAAGAAAACACACAGGAGCAGATCGCAGAATGATCCAATTCACAGCGCAATCAGTAAGCATCGACGCAGCTGGACCAGACGGTCAGCCACGACGCACCATCACCGGCATCGCAGTTCCCTATGGCGTAGAAGCAACAGTCTCGGACGGAACCTCGGTTCGAGTACTCGAGGGAGCTCTTCCTGTGGATGGCAAGGCTCCTCGTCTGCTTCTCAATCATTCAACAGATCAAGCGATCGGCATCGTCACCGCACGCCAGTCCACGCCAGAAGGAATGCTCTTCACAGCCAAGATCAGCGACACCCAGATGGGAACCGAGGCGCTTACTCTAATGAAAGACGGAGTGCTAGACAGCGTGAGCATCGGAATTACCCCAACACAGTTCAGCTACGACGAAGCCGGCACGATGGAGATTCGCGCTGCTATTTGGAGCGAGTTGTCGGTCGTCGCTATCCCAGCATTCGCAGGAGCTCAGATCACAGATATCGCTGCGAGTATCCACCAACCAGATCCCGAAATAAGCAATACTCAAGAAGTAGTCCAAGAACAGGAGCAAGAAATGTCAGAAGCAACCGAAGTACAAGCACCAGTCGAGGCATCAATCCCGACCCCAATGTTCGCATCAGCAAAGCGTGAGCCACGCTTGCCAAGTGCAGCAGAGTTTGTTGCAGCAATGCACAAGGGCGGAGAAATTGCAGCCAACGCAAACCGCGTATGGAACGATTACCGCGCCTATCACAAGTCAGACATCGAAGCAGCAGCTGGAGACAATGTGCTCTCGAACGATGCTGGTATCGTGCCGGTTCCAATTTTGGGTCCAGTGTTTCAGGACATCAACTACATCGCTCCAGTGTTGAATGCACTTGGTACACGCGCAATGCCAAACGGCAACGCAGGTGCAACTTTCATTCGCCCAACTTGGACGACTCACCCATCAGTCGCACAGCAATCAACCGAACTCACTGCAGTATCAGCAACGACTGCCGTGATTGCGTCGAACACGGTTAGCAAAGTGACATTCGCTGGTAGTGCCCAGCTCAGTTACCAAGTAATCGACTTCACAGATCCGAACGCAATGCAGATCATTATCCAAGATCTTGCTGGTCAGTACCTCACCGCAATTGACAATTACGCTGCAGACAACTTGCTTGCAGCTGCATCGTCCGATGGCGTGTGGGACTTGTCAGTGACTGACCTGATGAAGTCAATTTATGATGCAGCAACCACGATCTCGGCAGCGACCAACTACTTGCCGACACACATCTTCGTAGATCCTGCAACTTGGGCTCTCATGGGTCAGCTCGTAGACACCACCAATCGCCCAATCTTCCCAGCGATCGGGGCACCGGGATTGAATGGTCAGAACTCACTTGGCGCAGGCTCAGCAACTTCATGGTCAGGCATGAACCCACTCGGTCTTGAGATCGTTGTGGACAACAAGTTCGCAGCCAAGACCATGATCATCATGAACAAGAATGCGTTTGAGGTGTATCGCCAAGACCGCGGATTGCTCTCCGTCGAGGTACCGAGCACGCTCGGTCGCCAAATGTCGGTGTTTGGTTATGCAGCAACATTCGCTGCGAACTCGAGCATGATCCGCAAGATCACACAGGCTTAGTCGAGAGCGGAGCTTCCGCTCATGGCAACCTACAGCGTTACCTTCAAGTACCTACTGGATAACTACGCCGTACTGCAACTCCTCACCCCATCGGAGATTGCAGTCGGCGAATCCATCACGGTCGCATCAGTAGATGCAACATTCAACGGAACATACACCGTCTATGCGCTTCCCGAGTTTGAGTACCTTGGCATCGACAGCGAAGGCGATCTGCTTTACGATTTCAATGTCCCGATCCAAAATCAGGTTCTCTACGCCAAGACCGCAAGCGATGTCTCGCGTATAGCTGCGACCGGCACGGTTACATACACACAGACCTGCACATGGATCACTCAACAAAATGTCCTTGACTGGCTCGGCATCTCTGTAGCTACGGCTGGCGATCAGGCTTTCGTGACAACTTGTGCAGCTGCATCGAATGCGTTCTGCAGTAGGCGCAGAGCTGAGGCAGGATACACCGGGGACTCGCTGACAACAGTTCCATCGCAAGATGTCTATTTAGGAACCGTCATGTATGCAGGAATGTTGTACAAGAGCCGTGGGACCGTCGATGTTTTTTCTAGCTATCAGGACATGGGTCAGACACCAGTCGTCGGAATGAACGGTCAGATCAAACAACTTCTCGG